GGCCAGCAATATGTCGGACGCCTTCAATACCACCATCGAACATGATGCGGCCCAAGTGTTCGTGAATGGGTTCACGGATTCGGGCACCAACCGGATGGGCGCATCCACCAACGGGGCAGACAGCGTGGCCCTTCTCAGTACCGCCCACCCGCACGGCCCAGCCAACACGAACAATACCCAGGCGAATGAAGGCACATTAGCCCTGACCATCGACAATCTGGACACCACCCGTCAGGCGATGCGTAACTTCACCGATGACAAAGACCTGTTGTTGGGGGTCAACCCTGACATGCTGCTGGTGCCACCGGAGTTGGAGCGTGACGCAACCCAACTGGTGAGTGAACGGGCTATCTATGAGCCTGGAAGCGCACAGTATGACGTTAACATGTTCAGTGGACGGTTCCGCCCGGTGGTCTGGGATAGGCTCACCGATGCCAATGCCTGGTTCCTGATTGACTCTACGCTGATGAAGCAACACTTAATCTGGCAGTGGCGCATCCGGCCAGAATTCAGCCAAGCCGAAGACTTCGATGGCCTAACCGCAAAATTCAGGGGGTATATGCGGTACGGCATCGGCTGGACTGACTGGCGATGGATTTACGGTCAGAACCCTAGCTAAATAATCTAAGGCAAGCTGGCGGCGGGTTCCCATGCGTTGATGCACCGGCCCCGCCGCTGGTTTCTTGAAGGAGAAACTGGTTATGCCTACGAACTTTCCATCTGGCGTGAAAAGCCGGGGTGTCCCGGTTGAAGGGCTTGGCGGAATCGGCAGCCCGCTGCTGACCACCGGGTCAGTATTCCATGTAGATTCGGGAGCGGATGCGGCTGACAACGACAACGCTGCCACCAATCCAAAACAACCAGCGGCCACCCTGGACGGGGCTATAGGAAAATGCACGGCATCCAACGGGGATGTGATTCTTGTGGCACCAGGCCACACTGAAACCATTTCCGCTGCTGCTGCCATCACGTTTGACGTGGCCGGTATAACGGTCATCGGGATGGGAGTGGGCAACAGCCGCCCAACCATCACCCTGGACACCGCAGCCACCACGGATATAGATGTGACGGCTGATGATGTCCAGATTCATAACCTGATATTCTCGATGAATTACGCTGACATCGTGGAAGTGTTTGACCTTTCGGCGGCGGGGTTCGTGGTCAACAAGTGCCGGTTTGTCGATACCGCAACGAACATGAACTTCGTTGACCTGATAAAAGGCACAACGACCAACAACGAATGTGACCGCCTGGAATTCACCAATAACGTGGTCATCAGCCCAGATACGGGCAACAACGGTGTGATAGACATTGGCGGTGACATCGCTGGGTTGGTCTTCAATAACAACTACATCCGCATGGGTGTTGCCAACTCCGAAGCGATTATTTCAGTGGCAACGGGGAAGGATGTCACCGATTGTGAGATAGCCTACAATCACATCTACAGGTTAAACACCGCTGGTGACCTGTTGATTGATTCGGACACCAGCGATAACACGGGCATCATCGCCCATAACCGTATCGGTCATGCTGACACCGCTTCTGAAATCTTGATTGACGCTGACGGTGTGCGCCAGTTTGATAATCTGGGGAGCGCAACCGATACGGCCAGCGGCTACGTCCTACCAGCCATAGACAGTTAGATGTCCGGCTGCCTTCGGGCAGACATTCAACTGTCACAGGGTGGATGTCCTGGGTGCCTGCCCCCATCGCAGGCATCCAGGGAAAATATAGGAGGGCTGAATGGCATACGGTTATGAATCGGTAACGATAAATACCGGGGCCGCATCCGGTGGTGACGGCTCCGCAACGAACAACAACACGTCCAGCCACGTTGTCACCGGGCAGATATGCTCCATCGGGGTGACATATGGGGATTCCCCACCCAATACTACAGACGTGACGATAGCCACGGCAGGGAATAACGGCCCCGCCCTGACCATCCTGACTCTGACCAACGCCAACACCAGCGGATGGTTCCACCCAAGACACAAGATTGACGATGAAACCGGGGCGGATGTCACTTACGACGGCACGGAAGAAGTCTATGATAAAGTCTGCGTGGCCGATAACATCAAAGTGACGATTGCCCAGGCCAACAGCCCAGACACGGCGGAAGTTGTTGTTGTCTATTACGCTGGACGTTGATGGCTATTGAGCGTCACATAATCAAGGTCAGCACAACGGGTTCCAGTGCTTCGGCAACGGGTTCCCTGGTGACGGCTTTGCCGTATTGCGAATTGCTGGCGGCGTACTTCGACTTTCACGCATCTGCACCAGGCACCACAGACACCACCCTTTCTTCCCCTGGTGACCCCGTGTCAGTGACATTGTTGACCATCACCAACAGTGCCACTGATGCGTGGGTCTATCCATCCATCCAGATGGATGACAACGCCGGGGCTGCTATTACCGGGGCTTATGTGCCAGCGTTGATTCACGGGAATCTGTTGGTGGAACTGGCTGGTTCCGATGCCCTAACCGATGCCCTGACCTTGACGATATTCGTGCGGGTGTAGCTATGGCCTTTTCCTACACGGCTGGTAGTACCGCAGACCGGGATAGGGTACGGCTGGAAATCGGTGATACCGATTCAGACCGGGCCTTATTTGAAGATGCGGAACTGGATGACTTCCTGGCCCAAGAAGGGGATTCCGTTCTGAAGTCAGCGGCCAGGGCTTGTGAGACTTTGGCCGTGCGGTTCGCCAGGGATTTCACTTTTTCGGCAGATGGGGCCAGCTACCAGAAGGGGCAAGTCACCCAGATGTTCCTGGCCCAAGCCAAGCGGTTGCGCCGGAAGGCAAGTGCCACCACCACCGTGATGCCACGGCGGAAGGACGGGTACAGCGTCTACACGGACAGCGATGAAGTGACCGGCCTGAACATCCTTGATTCCGGCACCGGCCAATTCGGGCGGTACAGTGATGGTTGACAAACTGTTACAGGAAGATGATTTGCGGTACATGCGGGCTGCCGTCAAGACGGCGATGCCTGACACCGTGGATGTCCAACGCAAGACCCTGGCGAGTGATAAGCAAGGCGGGTTTTCTGAATCGTGGGCTAACGCCTACCAGAACATCCCGGCCCGTCTTGCGGCCAAGGGCGGGGGGGAATCAGTGGGCCAGGGCCGCCAGGACTTGCAGTTGGACTACACGCTGACGCTGGCCCATGACCAATCCATCGAACAAACAGACCGGGTGGTGCATACCAGCGGGACTTATGAAATCCAATCCATCGACGTGGGAAAATCGTGGGCTGCCACTAAAAGATGCCAGATGCGGCGGCTGTAGGACTGCGGGAAGCCCGTTGCAGGCGGGTGGAATGCCGCAGCTTGCTGGCCCGTATCCGGTTGGACGGAACCAGCCAGGTTGAAATTAAGTGCCGGTTATGTAAAGCTATAACTACCTTCGCACCCGAAACGGTGACGGTGCGGATGAAGCCTGACGGCCAGGGCGGATATGTCGATGTGCCGTTAGGTGACAACTGAATAGAACCCCACCACAGAGACTCTAGGAAGTCCATAAGCGGCCAGACCGCTGGCGGGGATAGATAAGGTGAACGAGGCTCTTGGAAGCCCCTAATCGCCCTTATATGGGCTGTTGGGGGTTTTTGTTTTGGCTGACTTCACGATGAATCTAGCGGTGGAAGTGACCATAGACCCACGGTGGCGGCAGCTAGGCGCACGGGTTCCCAAGGCCGTGGAAATCGCCGCCAGGAACGTGGAGAAGGGTGGCAAGGAACGCATAGCCGCATGGCCCGCCGTGGACACATCGGCCACCATCAACTCCATCAAAGCCCAACCAGCGGGGGGGTTCACAGGGGAGAATCTGGAATGGACAATCGGGCCGTCCACCGAATATTCCGCCTTCATCGAATTCGGAACCAGATATATGCGGGCCAGACCGTTCATGGTGCCAGCCCTGGAAGATGAACGGCCCCGGCTTATTGAAGCCCTGACACAACTGATGCGGGAACTGCGCTGATGGCTAATCTGCGGGTGAACTTGGATACGGCCATCTATGCCACGCTGAACGTGGCATCGGTGACCAACGAAGCCACCGGGGGTGTGTTCAACGGGATTGCTCCCCAGGATATTGAACCGCCCTTCGTGGTGTTCCAGGCCATGAGCAAGGTGGATGATTACTTCGCTTTCACCGGGCGGGGTGGTAGTGCGGTCTACATGGTCAAGGTGATTGACCGGAGCATCTGGCCCAAGGCGGCGGGGAATATAGACACACAGATTGACAGTGTGATGCAAGACGCTGCGTTAAGCATCACCGGCCATTCATTGCTGATGTGTCGCAGGGAATCAGACATCTACCTGACCGAAGACCAGCAAGGCGTGGTTTATCAGCACGTCGGGGGGTTGTACCGGATAATTGCAGACCAAAGTTAATAGATGCGTCCATCATTGGATTATAGAACCGGCCAATGGAAAGAGTAGCCAGGGGCGGTGTGAAAAATGCCATGCCGTCAGGCAATTCAATAATACCCTTCCCGATGTCCAGTTTGCCTTTTCCAAGAAGGAAAATATGTTCCCCCGATATGAACCAGACAACTGAAGAAGAACCAATCTGGTATCTGGCCCTGAAGAAGATGCTGATGGCCCAAGGGCCGGGGGTGAAGCCATCATCCATCCGCATCAACCGGGGCCAACGGTTCGCCCTGGACGGGGATGAACCGCTGGACATCGATGAATTGATACGGCTGAAGGTCGTGAAGATATACGAAGAATCGGACGCTGAATGGGCGCAAGGGGAGTTAGCGAAGGCACCCAAGCCCAGAAGGAGAAGGAACCGTGGCTAGAATCCACGCTAAATCTGCCGGGTTACTGGTCGATGAATTCGATTTCAGCGGCGTGTCCAATGCGATGACTCTTAGCTTTGCCGAAACCCCGGCTGACGTGACGGCCTTTGCGGATAGCGATATGACCTATGTCCAGGGCAAGCCCACCTTCACGTTTGACGTGAATGGGCTTTGGTCAACAAGTTCCCCAAACTACGATGGGGAAATGTTCACCGATTTGACCGCTACGGCAAGGCGGGTGGGCATCTATCCCGGTGGCTTAACTCAGGGGAACGTGGGATACGAAGGGCCAACGCTGATAAGTGCTTCGCCCCGTGTCAGCAGCGTTGGGGATGTCATCGCTTGCAACGTCACCTGGCAGGGCGCAAGCGCACCGTTCCGCAGCCAAATCATCCTGGCAAACACGATTACCTGTAACGGGTCAACCGTGGTAGTCAACGGTACTGGCTATAACAGCGGCGTGATAGCCGCAACGAACACCATCATTGGCATCTGGCGCATGGTGGAACTGGGCGGGTCTGGCACCAACACCATCGCCCTGGAAATTCAAAGTGAAACGAATGACACATGGGGAAGCCCCACAACCAGAATCAACTTTGGAACCGTCACGCAATCCACGGGTGCCAATGGAACGCACATCGTCACCACCGCCACCGCCCCAGGAGCATCAGAATCATGGTGGCGGGTGAAACTTCAATCGTCTGGCACGGGAAGCCGGACGTTCCAAAACTATGTGTCATTCGGCTACTTCGTAACGTAGGAGATAGATATGGCAAGGACGCACGGAAAAGATTCTAATTTCTCGTTCAATTCCGTGGCAATAGAAGATGAATTAAGCAGCATCACGATGAACGCATCGGTGACCGAAAGTGACATCACGGCATTTGGTGACGTTTATCAGAATTTCCTGGCGGGTAAGAAAGACGTTTCCTTCGATGTATCCGGTGCGCTGGATATGGACTTTGCCAGTGATGGGGATGCCACGATATTCGACCATATCGCCCTAACATCTGGCCCGAAGACCTTGATATATGACCCCGATGGGGCTGGGCCGGATACCGATTCACCGGAATACACTTGCACATCCAGCGGGCTGACCGGGGCGATGGTGTCCAGTTATAGCATCAGTCTGCCGGTGGGGGATGCGGCCACATACACGGTCACGTTCCAATGCAGCGGGTCAACCACACGAGCGGTTTCATAGCACGGCTGTATAGGCTTCTCAGGGCCGTACAGACCATATATAGGAGAATGACCGATGGCAAGAACACATGGAAAGGATGCGGATTTCAGTTTCGATTCCGTGGCGATTGAAGATGAACTGTCAAGCGTTAGCCTGAATTTTACCGTACCGGAAGCAGACATCACCGCTTTCGGTGATAGCTATCAAAATTTCCTGGCGGGGAAACCCACCGCCACCATCGACGTTTCGGGGTTCGCTGATTTGGCATCCAGCCAGGGCGATGTGACCATCTTCGGGGAATTAGGATTGGAAGGTGAAGAATGGGATTTTGAACCGGATGGCAGCACGGGATACAACGGTTTTGCCATCGTCACAAGCTATTCCATCACCAGCACGGTTGGTGGGCCGATAACTTATTCGGCCAGTTTCCGGCACAACGGCGGGTCTGCTGCCGCTGATGCAGCCGCTCCCACCAGGGGATAAATCCGCCTGCTAGAAGGCCATAATCGGGAGCCGGGGTGTTCTAAAAACGCCCCGGTTTTCCGAACATCTGTTTGGGTGTTTTTAGCATAACGTTCCGTATATTAGGATGGGTAAGGAAGGAATCTTCGTGGAAACAGCTTAGAACGCCAAAGAAA